GTCTTTATCTACTTTACGATGCAGATGTTTAATCTGATACTCAACATTAAACTTAACAAACAACCCTTCATGGATTAGTTCATCGAATGATTGCTTGCGAGTTTCATCCACATACACTATACCTGCAGATGCAACTACGCTATCTGAATCAGTACCGAGAGTTTCAATATCAAAAACCAACATAATTTAATCTCCGTACCTTATGTTCATAAAGTCAGTATTGTCAGGTAACATCACCATCGTATTTTCTGGCATGTTCTCTTCACTTATCTGTTTCATCCAATTACAATATATTGCAGAAGTCATGCTATTGACTCCATAAGATTTCTTGTGGCACTTATAAACACTACCACTATATCCGCTGAAGTAGAAGTAATCTTCGTCTTCTTTAACTTCAGTGATTCCGCTGTTCAACTTCCAACTTTCTCCATGGGTATAACTACCCGACCAACCAGCGAGAATCTTATACATAGTCTCGCCTTTGGTATTAAACTCTAACATTACCCAACGATCTGGAACATAGGTGCTCACTTAATATCTCCAATTGCATCAGCAACATCTTTGTCCTCGCGCAATTCAACAAAGATCGGGAGGAACAAAGATCTCTTCACCTGCTTTATTCTTACTCCGCATATTATACTTGATAGCAACAATTCGGTCAATCAGGTCTTTTTTCTTGAATGTTTTACGGTGTTCATCGTTGAATCCAGAACCGACATTTACTCGCAGTTTACCGTCAGAAGATTCGCAAACGATTGCACCGAGCATACCAGCATACTTGCCAGTGCCTTCCTCAACATCAACAATCTTGAGATCGCACTCCAACTCACCTTTGAATTTAATCTGATGCTTAGCGCGTTTGTCTTCCCACTCGCCCGAACCATCTTTGAGAATAATACCCTCATCGCCGTTATCGAGATATTGATGAAAGATGTGTTGTGCTTCTTCTAGACTCTTAACAATATGAGTATCAACCAGATGAATCTTATCTGGGAATCCCTTTTCTGCCAGTCTAGTGAATCTCTCAACATATGGAGTAGGACAATGACCAGTCACAAAGTAAATGTAAGGAATCATATCCCACAATTGGGCATGCACTTGCTTTGCTTCATCAATCTTGATTGTGCCTTTGTTTGCCTTGTTTAGAATCCCATTCCCTGTCTGGCGATCGCAGAACCCATCGTCATTGGCAACAAGTAACTCACCGTCAAACACCACGTCCATACCATTAGCAAGACAAATAAATTCACTCTCTAATTCTCCCAACAATTGAATCTCTTTACCGTTACGACTACGAAACTCACAAGCACCTTCGCGGACGATAGCATTAAAACGCATACCGTCTTCTTTCTTCTGAACGATGGCAGGATACTTAATCTTATCGACCAGTTTCTGATCGAATTGCGAGCAGAGCATAACGGGATATTCATGCACCAACCCAGTCCATACTGCATTGGCAGTTGATACTGATACACCACACTTCAGATCCTTCTGAATGATACGCTCGATAACCGCAGCGTCATCGGCAGAGAGATCAGATAGAATTTTCTGTA